GCTTTTTTATTTATAAAACTGTTTGCCATTAATTTATAAAGAAGCTTTCTGCTTCCATCTCATCTTTTAAATCTTGTTGATATGTTGTGTTTAATTTTTGTAAGATACCGTCAAGGTCCCTTACCTGTGCATCAGCAACATCTTGCCTGTAAGTTGGTGCTGGTCTGGTTAATACTTGTACTATCTTTGCCATAATTATTTTATTCCTAATTCGTCTGCTAAATCTTGAAACGCTTGGTTTGATGCTCTGCTGTAATCTTGTCTACCTAATCCTCCTTGTGGATTATTTTGAGGTCCATCTCCCCCTCTATTTTGATTATTTAAAAATTCTTGTTGTTGTTTAGCAATTCTCTCCGCTTTTTTCTTGTCAAGATACTCTTTAAGAGTTCTTGATTGACCAAACAAAGTTTTAGCTCTGTCAAATCTATCAAGTCCAGTTCTAGGGTCATAAAAATCACTGGCTATTCTATTGAATCCTGGTTTGTTAGGATTTGCAAATTGATAGTTTGGTGTGTTTCTAGCAGCCTCTGCTATTTTACTAAACAAAGTTCCTAAACCTGTTGTTGTTAAAGCGTTAGACAAACCACCGGTAGCAACATTAGCTAAAAAACCAAGAGCTTTCATAGGATTAAGTTTAGATAAAATACCTTCTCTCTTTTTTTCTTCAGGCATATCGTAAAATTCATTATAGTTCATAAGATCGTCCTCAAGTTCTATAGATTGTCTTTCTTTATCCGTTACTTCAGGAGCGTATGCTGGTGTAAAAAATAAATTTCCAATTCTGTCTTTTAAATTACCAGCTGCATCAACTAAATTAAAATTTGTAATATTCTGTGGTTCTCTGTTTTCAAATTTTGCCCTTAAATCTTCATAAGTTTGTTTTAAATCGTTTGATATTAATCCAGATGCACCAAGAGTATTTCTTGCTACAGTTCCTGGAATATTACCAAATTTTTGTGAAGAAGTAGGGAGACTAGTGTAACTTATAGTTCCATCTTCATTTGGTGTAGCAACCAATTCTCTTGGTTGTCCTTCTGTGTCAAACAATCCTTGGAGCGTATTGTAAACTGTTCCACCTCCTAAATTAAGAGCCATACCTCCTATAGGGTTACCAGGGCTCATTGTTTGACTAACATCATATCCACCCAATAGGTTATACTCTTCTCCACTTATATTACCTGCGTCCCTTTCGTTTGCTAAAAATGAATTAAAATTTAGATGGTCTTGCATGGCATCCATGGGACTTTTGCCCATTGGTGGAGTCATAGCATCTTCAGGAAACTCCATGCTTCTATTTATTCTTTGTGGATTTCTAGTTATAAATTTTGTAAATGCACTCATTATCTTCTACCGTCTGGTTGTACATCTAGTCTAAACGTGCCGAGCTTCCAGTCTTGACTAGTGCTTGTATTTTCTATCTTTAGAGCCACTGCTCTAGCTCTTGCTCTTGTATCTACTTTAGTCGTTGATGAGCTAACTGTAAAGGGCCCTAATGAAGAACTTGCTGCTGTATCATTAGAATAATTCTTTAAATTTAACGTTACTCTTGTGTTTCCTGTTTGAGATATAAAGTCTGGTACAAATCTTCTAATCTTCATCAAGAACTCACCATCACCTTTAAATGTAGATGCACCCTCTCTTGTTGCTGTTATATCATAATCTCCAGACGTTATTGTGCCAGTAATGGCTGTAACTGTTCCGCTTTTAACTTGATCTGTTCCTGTCTCGTGTTGATAGTATGTTGTAATACCATCCGTGTTTCCTTGCACATATGTAGATGACGTGGCTGGCTCAACACCATCTGCATCGTATTCCATGGCATGTGGTTTACCAAACACAGCAGAGTCCGCCCAGGCCGTTCTAGCTAATGTGCCTACAGTCCAAACAGGTCTATTTGGTGTGGAGTCAAAGTAATTATAAGATACCATTTTATTTACCACAGCTGAGTTTGCTGTTGGATAGAACCACATAATCTCACCAAACAAGTTGTTAAGTCCTGCAGATATCATTTGGTTACCAGAATCTAAATTAACATCATCGTAAACAAAGTCTTCTACTAAACATGGTAGTGATTGTAGAGCACCAGCATATTTAAAGAAACCATTCTCTGACATCCAGTATGCAGCTCCGTCTACCTCTACCGCTGCGTTCTTACCAATAAGTCCACAGTTTGTTCCAACTTGCACAAAGGCAAATGTAAAAGGTTGACCAACGAAACGCATTAAAAATAAAGCTGTGTCTGTATACACGTAGATTGCATCCCTACCTCTAATCGCTCCCATGATCCGTGATCCGTCGGCCAGTCTCTGTGTACCAGCTGTATTGGTTGCTGTAGGTGTATATGTATTAATATCCTCTTGGTCGGAGAATCTAACAAACATGTCGTCTTGTGTTGTCTTATCACCAATCGTTGTTTCTGTGCCAAAGAAAACCAAGTGTCTATCTGGTGTAGATACTAGCATGTGTCTTGATGCTGTTGGTGCGTTAGTTATAATCGTGGCTCTATTTGATGTAGCGTTTGTTGCTGTAGAGTTCCATTCAAATACTTCACCATCAACAATTAAACAAATGGCTTTATCACCAAAGTTATCAATAGACCACATGCCAGGATCTATAATTAAGTCACCTGATGCTGCTTCACCCCATGCTACAAAATCAGACGTATTTGTTACAGTTGCACCTGCAGTGTGTGATGCTGCTGTTGTGTTTCTTACACCTCTTGTTACACCGGTTAATGTATTTGTAGATATACCTGTATAAGATATTTCTTCTGTTCCTATTTTTATAAAGTTAGTTCCAGAGCTTGGCAACTGTGATGCATCGTTTACAGTTATGCTTGTAGCAGCTGCTGATATATCTGCCGACAAGACAGTTGTGTACGCTCCTACAGCTTGACCGCCCCAAGAGCCAAGTGACCAACCAAAACCTTGCGCTTGCACATCTGGACCTACTCTAAAATAATGTCTAACTCTGATACCACCTGATTCAGATGCACCAGATCCTGTTTCATTAGATGGCATGGTAATTGTAATTTTACTTGATGTTGGCACAGTTGTTACCATAAATCTTATGTCATCAAAGTTTGCTGCCGCATAGTCAGAGTTAGTTGCAGTTGAGAAGTTGTCTAATAATACTATATCTCCTGCTTGAATATTGTGAGTAGTGGAAAAATTTATTGTAACAGTTGCTGATCCGTTAGTTGTGCTGAAAGCATTTGTAAGTGTGGTTGTAGATTTAATTGGATGTATATCATAGAATACACCTCCTGAATAAGCGTACAATATTCTGTTTGATCCTATAATAGAATACTTTCTACCTTCGCTATTTGTAAATTGATGTAGTGCTCGGGCTGCACCTGTAATATTATCAGCGCCTAGTTGTGTCCAACCACCTATTTTTTCAGGTGTGCCATACCTAAAACGAACGTTATCACAGTCTATCCACTGTCCTTCAGCACCAGTTGCAGTAATTTGTTTATTTATTCCAGGTAAAAACCCTATCTTTTGTAGCATAGATCTCCAGATTATATTAGATTGCGTTGATATTCAACGTTATTTGACTATTCCTAGCATAGGTCTTTTATCATACAAATTGGACTTTGCAAACTGTCCATCTGCATGATTATAGTGCAAGAATACTTGGCCACATAGCTCGCCCTCAAAAGGCTCTCTCCAGTGCTCTAACTCGCAGCCAGAATAGATAAGCATATCCCCTGGTTTTAGGTCTACTTTTATACCTTTGGGTGCACCAGGCTTATGTATGTTCTTATACTCGTCTATGACGTTGTTAGACCCCGTAGGATCGATAAATATAGGCCAGTTATCTCCACCTAGGTTTAGTGTGGTAGATATCTCACAGCTAGGTCTATCTTTATGCCTTTTAAGAATATTGCCTGTTCTATAAAGTCTTGTGTAAGAATATGTAGGCACCAGTTTAAGCCCTGTCTTCTTTTGCATTACATCTATAGTTTTAACTAGAAGTGTTTCCATCAACCTATCACTATATTTAGCGTAAGAGTTTGGAACTTGTGCATCGTTAAAATTACCTACAAGTTTGTTACCTGCATGAGTTACACCATTGTTTAACATCCAATGATCTGCTTCTGCGGATATTTGTAAATATCTATAAGCGATGTCTGCTATTTCTTTGGATATAGCACCACGTATAACTTGATATTTATTTTTCTTAAAACTCATATTTGTATAAAATTATAAGACACAGATATTCTCCAGTTCTTTTCACCTTTGTCCGTATTCATATTTATATCAACACCGTGTGGAAGCCAAGATGGAAAAAAGATCATACGTCCCTCCATAGGTTCATAAGCACAAACTCTCCACAACTGCTCCGGTAAGTTTGGTTCTCTATTAGGCATATGTGTATTTGGTCCTGGTCTAGGATCTTCTAAAAATAGTTTACCTGAATTTTTTGGCACTTTGATATAGTATACACCTGACCACATAGAGTTAGGATGTGTATGTGTTTTATTATAGCTGTATGTTGGATTAATGTTAGCCCACATATTACCCAGTCCTAGTTTACCAGATATGCCATAATCTTTATTACACTCGTAAGCCATTTGAAACAGTTCATTAATAAGTGGTTTATACTCTGGTCTTTTATCCATGTCAGTTTTGCTGTGCCAACCAAAACCCGAGTTTGTTTTCTTCTCTCCTTCAGGATCTGCTTTACGCCATTTTTTTATTTCTTTAAATAAATACTTATTAAGTTCCTTTGCATTTGCTACATCTTTAAAATATACAGCAGTTGGAAATAATATTTTTCTTTGTAGTTGATTTTTATTTTTCATTTAAACGGCGGCCCTCCAAACCACATCACCAAAGATTTTCTCACACCCTTTTTAACCGGTGCAACTTTATGTCTTAAGAATGATGCAAAAAATATAGCTTGTCCTTGTTTCAAGGGCAGAGGTTTATTGTCTCCCATCTCTGAAAATAAAAGATCCCCACCTGTAAATTCTGATGGATCTGATAATAAACAAGTCATAGATATTTTACGTATTGGATTCTGACCTTCTTGACCAAAAGCATTAAGATCCATGTGCCAATCATAAAAACCTTTTTTAGGATACACCGTAAACTGTGCAGGTTCTGTAAGTCTTACACCATCAAAATAAAAATGATTTAAGTTTACAATAGATAATTGGTTCTCAATAACTTTGTACATCTGTGGTAGTTTATCAAAAGGTATCCAAGATATAGTTGTTACTCGTTTCTTCGTATCGTATTTGCCATCTTTACCTCCACCCACTTTAGCTTGTTCAGGTGCACATTGATGACCCGTATCTATGATCATCTTACATTGTTCAGGTGTAAAGATTGGTTGTGTAGTTGTGGCAACATAAGATTGCCATCTAGGCATTCTTGGTATCATTCGTTTTGCTCCGATCCAGTTCTTGAAGATACAGGATTGTAATCAACATCTACATTACAAACTAATGTTCTTCTTGTTTCTTTAGTTCCGTTAAACGGATAAACGCAGTGTCTCATGTCATAGGGAAAAACATAAAAGTCTCCTATCTTCATGTTAGGTGAATAATCTGTTTTAGAAAATTGTCCGTTAGCTGCACCAATAATTTGTAGTCTACCATTCATAGGTTTTGATTCTGCAGAATATTCTATACCTGTATCTTTTGGTAATTTCATAATCATTACAGAAGATAGTCCTGTATAAAGTTTACCTTGGTGAATATGCACAGGATTATATTCATGTGCTTTCATTTCGTTAACCCAAATAGAATTTATAGATTTTTGTGTTGGACCTATCTTGTTCCAATCTGTGTAGTGATCAAAGATACTATGAAACCATTTTAATATATCTTGTGGTAGAAAATTATGCTGATGCATCTTATCATTGTTAGGACCAGAGTAGAACAAAGATACTTCGTCTTGTATCTTACCAACTAACTGTTTGTTGGCTTTTGGTAATTGTTTCTTTTGTCTTTCGTAGATTTCATTAAGACCTACGAACACTTCTAGGGGGACCTGGTATTTTAAGACCGTCTGACCTAAATAAACAAAGTCGAACTTCATTTTAATTTTTTAGTTTTCTTAGCATCTAAAGATAAAGTGTTTTCCCTTAAACCTTTTTCTAAAGCTTCTAGTTGTCCTAATACATTAAACACTTCAGGTTGTGATGTACCAGGAGTTATGGTTTCTTTCTGTCTTTGTAATCTTAATAAATATGATTTAGCTTGGTGTGTGTTTACATCTCTCTTATCAAAATTACCATCATCAAACTCTTTTTTAAGTTTAGACCAAGTAGCAACTTCTCTCATTCTATGTTTAGCTACAAGTTCCATTTGTGCCTTACCATATAATTTTTCTTCTAGCTCTACTTGTTTAAGTTCTTTCTCTAATGGATCTTTTTCTTTTTTAATATCTCTTTGTAGCTTCTTTATCTCAACTTCATTCTTCCTAGCATCAAATGATAGATGAACTAAGTTTTCAAAGTGTGTATTCTGCTCTCTAACAGATTGCCAATACTTTGCAGCTTTGGTTGGATATTTATTATCAGATAACACAGAGAATCTCATTTCTGTTTCTGTACGAAACATTTGTTTCTTCATCCATGTATCTTGTAGTTCGGGTATTAATTTTTTAAAATTTTTAACATCATCTTTATCTAAGATATTTGTTAAATACTTTGATTCTGTTTCTAGCTTGGTAGCTATATTACGTTTTTCTTTTGACATTCTATCTCCTTTATTCATTTCTAATGTCTTTATATACCTTTCTATATAAAGGTCAAGTCTACGATACGGTTACTGTAGATAATGCATTATCTGCTGTCCATTCTTCCGTATTTGCTACAATAGTTGGTGTAGCACCTCCAAAAGCTAACGCACTCACGGAAGAGACTCCTGCTCCTCCTAACTCTTTTCTTGATGTTCCTAAATTATTTACTTCCGTCCACGAAGATCCGTTCCAAGATTCTGTATTTGCAGTATGTGAGTTTGGTGGAGTATTTCCTCCATAAACTAATGTTGCCGTGTTTGGTCCATTTGCCCCTGGACTTACTCTTGCAGTATTTAAATCTCCAACTTCTGTCCATGAAGTTCCATCCCAAATTTCATTTACAGCCTGAAAACTAGGAGAACCTGGTCCAGGTGCTCCGCCAGCTGAAATGGCTGCAGTTTGTATTCCAGCACCTCCCATTCCAATTCTAGCATCATTCAAGTTGTTAACTTCTGTCCAAGAAGTTCCGTTCCATGACTCAGTAGCGTTTTGATCTCCTGGAGGAGCCTCTCCTCCAAAAATTAAAGTAGCCGAAGAAGGTCCCATTTTTGCTGAAGCTGCTCTTAATCTTGCTGTGTTAACGTCTCCTACTTCAGTCCAACTAGAACCATTCCAAGTTTCAGTAGAACTTTGATGACTTCCATCATATCCCGTTGCCACGATTCCAGCTGTTGTAGTTCCAGCTCCGCTAAATAAACCTCTTGCTTCGTTTAAATCATTTAATTCAGTCCAAGTTGAACCATTGTATGATTCATTTTTAGCAGTATAAGGTGGTGTATTTCCCCCTACAGCAAGTGCTGCTGTTTGAATTCCAAAAGAAGCAAATTCTTCTCTTACTTGGTTTAGACTTCCACTACTAGCCCAAGTCGCTGCTGGTATCCCAGCCGCTTTTCCAAAACCTTTTAACGTTACGCCTTGAGATAAAAATATCATACCTTCTTTTAACTTATCCTGAGTTACTGGTGGAAAGTTCCAATCTTCTACATTTGCATAATAAGTTCCTCCAGATTCAAATCCTCCAACCATGATTGCATTTTGATTAGTATTTAATCCGGCCTTTCCTCCACCTCCTCCACCTCGTGCCGTGGCTAAATCATTTTCTTCAGTAAAAGCTGTTCCATCCCAAGATACTGTATTCGCTACATATTGTGGAGTGGAGTCATTATAAATTCCAAAAAGCAATCCTGCTGTTGTTGTGCCTGATTCTGATGCTGACCCACTTGGAAACGGAAAATCTGTAGTAGATGTCCAGTTAGTGCCATCATATAAAAGACCAGTTGCTCTATAACTTCCTGTGTAACCTCCCCACATTCCTGCCGCAGTTTGAGTTCCAAGTCCTGAAGCAGATTCAACACCTGCAGGCAAATCATTTACTTCTGTCCAAGATGTGCCGTTGTATTCTTCAACTAAAGCATCATAAGCACCTGGTCCTTTGTTTCGACCTCCTGCACAAAGTCCTGCTGTTGAAGTTCCTGCACCTCTATTAGCTATAGCATATCTTTCACTATTTAAATTGTTTCCTTCAGTCCATGAAGTTCCATCCCAAGTTTCTGATGCTGCAGTATCTGCAGGATTTGAAACTCTACCACCAGCAGCAACAGCTGCAGTTGACGTGCCCATTGCACCCATAGATTGTCTAGCCGTATTTAGATCATTAACTTCAGTCCAGCTAGAACCATTCCATTGTTCAGTTATAGCACGAGGAGACGGATCATATTTTCCTCCAAAAACTAAATTAGCCGATTGAGTTCCAGCTCCTCCAGTAAAAGACCTTGCGGTATTTATACTAGTGCCGCTAGCCCAAGACCCAACATTTTGAACTGGATCCTCGTCTTTTGTTTGTACTGTTACGCCTTTTATTTCCTTATACGTTGCCATAATTAACTCGCTGTTATTGTTTTGTTAGTTAGTGGAGCTGTCCACTCTTCTGACGCTGCTGTATTAGCTGATGCAGGAGGCACTCTTCCTCCAGCCAGTATTCCTGATCCTGATGTTCCACCTGTTTGACCTGTTAAATTTCTTGCTGTTCCTAAATCACTAACTTCCGTCCAACTTGAACCATTCCATACTTCTGTTTTACTTTGAACTGCAGGTGCAAGACCTCCTGCTAAAAATCCAAGTGAACTATTAGATCCACCAGAGGCTACATAACCTCTTCCAGTATTTATATCTGTGCTTTCACTCCAAGATGTTCCATCCCAAATTTCATTTTTATCAGAATAACCGCCTCTATATCCTCCTGCAAATATTCCAGAAGTTTGCACTCCAATAGATGACCCAGCTTCTCCGCCTGTGTTTACATTATTAAGTTCTGTCCATGAAGAGCCATCCCAAGACTCTGTGTTTTGATTCGCATTGTTACTTCCTGTTGCAATAAGGGTCGCTGTAACTGATCCTTGGTTTGAAGAAAATCCAACTCTTCTTGCAGTATTCATATCTGTAGTTTCAGTCCAAGAGGAACCGTCCCATTGTTCAACGTTGTCAACATCGGTATTGCCAGGAGGAACTACTCCCCCTAATATAAAAGAACTTGTAGCTGTTCCACAAGCATTTAAATATCTTCTTCCTGTGTTCAAATCATTTACTTCAGTCCAACTTGATCCATCCCAAGACTCTACTATTGTATAATAACTTGGTCCCGAAGGTGGGTTTTCTCCTCCAGAAACTAAAGTTGCTGGACCTGTTCCAGCTTGTCCGCTACTATCTCTAGCTTGATTTAAATTTGAAATTGATGACCAAGTTCCTGCGGGAGTATCTTGTAGTGTTTCTTTAAAAGCGTTTGCTGTTGAATTAAAAAATAATTGTCCTTCAGTTATTTTTTTAAGTGTTGTCGGTGTAAACGATGTTGTCCACTCTTCCGTGAAAGCTCTATAAGTGCTTGACGGTGGACTCGTTCCACCAAATGCAATACCTACTCCACTAGGACATCCATAACCTGATTTAAGTGCATTTCTTCCATTTGCTAAATCAGATCGG